TCTTCTTTCAATAAGGAAAATTGAAATAGAAAAGCCCACATATGTACAGATATGTATACATATGTGGGCTTTGACTGTTAATTACACTCTTAATTAAATTCAAATCGTGCCCGTTGATCCATGGCGAAGGGAGAGGAACGATGACGAAAGGGAGGTTATTAAAACCGAACGAAGTGGCGGAAATGTTGTCTGTGAGTCTTGTCACTGTTAAGAAATGGCTTCGGGAAGGGCGTTTAAAAGGTGTGAAAGTGTCAGGGATGTGGCGTGTTCGTGAATCTGACTTAGAACAGATGATCCAAGAAGTAAATCCAAATGAAGAAACCACATTATCTGAGGAGGAGCAACAATGAAAAAAGGATTAGTGTCTGCATTTGCTGGCGTCGTATCTCTCTCCCTGATTTTTTCCGGTTGTGCCCCTGCTGATGTGGATACCGGAGCGGGAAACAATCAAGTCAAAGCAGATGAAGCGGACACCCAAAAAGAAAAACGTTTCCAAGCAAACAAATCCACGGAAGTCCTTGGGGTCAAGGTCCACATTGCCGAAGTGGTCATCAAACCCGATCGGATCGAAGTTGGTATGAACCTGGAGAATACCAACCCGGATCAAGTAACTTGGTTCCCAGATCAGGAAGGGAAAGCAATTGTGGAGGACAAGCAGCTTAATGCCAACATGTTTATGGGCGATCAGATCGGCGGCGAGATTGCAAGTGGCGTCAAACAAAACGGCGTTCTTGTTTTCCTTACAAACGGCAAAGACAAGTTAGATCCGGCAGCAATCAAGGAATTTAAACTTAATCTTGGGGAAATTTCGTCATCTGATTTCACCAAAACGGAAAAAGTAAACTTCGAAATCCAAGTGAAATAACAAGGGAGGATCAACAGTGAAAAGAACAACTGAATTTGTTCTCGGACTTATCGGTGGGATTTTTGGTTTCGGTGGTGCGCTGTTTGCCATCTTGTTCGGGGCCGTTGATCAAGCTGTTTCCGGATCTTCGGAAGTGTCCGGTATGGGTTGGGGAGCGTTCCTGTTCTCCATCTTGGCGATAATCGGAGCGGTCGTGGTGAAATTCAAGGCAAAAGCCGGCGGCGTTCTGATGCTGGTCTCTGGGATCGGTGGATTGATTTGTATCTCACTCTTCTATGCCCTGCCTGCTCTCCTCTTGGTAATCGGCGGACTCATGGGCATTCTTCGTAAGGACAAAAGCCATCAGGTATCAGCTTGACACCAACTAGAAAGAGCCGGTCGAAAACCGGCTCTTCATATATATGGACGGACCCATGCGGAAAAGTGAAAGAAAGTCCTACTTTAGTATTTAACCATACTATGGCGATGCAGAAAAGTAGCATTCAGCGGGGTGATACAGCATGAAATTCAACATCAGCGAGAAAACGAAAAACATTGGAGAATGGTGGAGCAATGCAAAATTTGATCTTGCCATTAAAGCAATTTTTGTATTTGCTGTAATCGTGTCGTTCTCGCACACAAGGGAGTTGTATAGTTCAGTCGGTTTTGATGTACCTATTGAATGGCTAAATAACTTAATCGGCGTGAATTTATTCGATCTCGCGCTATTTGCCACACTAGCGGCTGAGGCAGCGTTCGCCGTTGGGCTGTGGGGGTTGTATGACGCATACGAACAAATCAGACGGTTCCCAAACATAAAAGAGTATTGGCAAGTGTGGGCGCTATTCGGATCTGGCCTTTTGATAGTTGGTTGGAGCAATATTGGCGGAACGGTAGGATATAACTTTTTGATCGGGCAGCCGTGGAAGGGGATTCTGTTAGGGCTTTCGATTCCTGCATTTGTCTTGGGATCGGTGCTGGTCAATTTCATGAGAAAGAGTGGTGAATCTCACAACGTCTCACAAACAGACTCTCACACACTCACACATGAGGATTCTCACAGTGACTCACAAACGGAGTCTCACAACTCACACACACTCACACACACAGAGTCTCACGAAGTCTCACACGCGGCCTCACACACAAACGACTCTCACACTCACACAGGCTCTCACACCGACTCTCACACACACTCACATGAGGATTCTCACGAGGCCGCGCATGCGCAGTCTGAGGAAGTCTCACACACAGATTCTCACACGCAAAACATTCTCACACTCTCTCACACTCGTGAGGATTCTCGTGTGAGAGAGTCTCACATACAAGATGAGTCTCACACACAATATTCTCACAACAAAGATTCTCACACGCGCTCTCACAAAAAAGCGCGTGAGGAATCTCATGAGGAATCTCACGAAAAACGTGATCTCCGTGAGGTTGCGCGTGAGGTTGCGAGGGACTACTACAGGAAACACAAAAAACTCCCGACCATTAGAGGATTGATGGCGGAAGCAGGATGCAAGGAATGGGACGCGCGCATTGCCCGAAATGATGTGAAAAAGGAATTGGGCATTGTAGAGGAAAAACCACAGAAAAAACAAGTGGCGAATTGAGGGGTGGGGTGATGATCATGTAGCCATTAATTTGGCCGTTTTTTTACTTGTAAAATGGGACAAAAAGCATTAACACTATCGAATAAATAGATGGGAGGATATCCTCGAATTTTGGAGAATTTCTTTTGTGCCAAAAGGAGGAACGATATAAATGCCAGAGATTTCAACTTTTATGTACGCATTGAATACCGGGAGAGATGAACAAGACAACTTAGTAATTCGGGCTCCCTTAAATGTAATAAAGCCTCCTTACATACCGGGGGCGTTTTCCTTTTCGGTTGTTTTCGGGATAACTGGATTAGACCAGACACGTCAGCAAGCGTTGGAAGTTATTTTTAAGTCAATAGAAGGACAAGTAATCCAAAAAATAGGACCGTTTCCTCTCCCATCCGCCGATCAATTACCTAAAGATAATGTACCCCCGAAATATAAAGGTATTGTTGCCAACATCGACATGCAAAATATTCTTTTTGAAAAGCCAGGAGAGTATGTAACTGAGGTATTTGTTGACGGAGAAAAGTTGGAGTCAAAACCCGTTATGGTTATCCCTGCAAAAAGTGGTGAATAATATGGAAGAAAGGGTAAAAACTCCGGTTGATTGGTATTATGGCCCAAAACAGCAGACAGCAACACCTAATAATGTTTACCAATTATTTCGGAATAAAAAACCGGAAAGCAATGCAGAAAAAGAAACATTAAAGGAAAATCTATTTTTTGATTTTACTGGACAACTATACAAACAGCTGGATATGCAACTGTACAAACAGCCGGATATTGATTTTGGACAACTGTATAAACAGCTTTATGATATCATTAATATGATGGCAACAACGAATGCATACATTAGCTCAGGCGAGGTCAGCAAACCGTCAGGGAAGGGTGACCAGCCCATGGACTGGCAAGAAAAGTATCTCGACAAATTAGATCGAGATGTAAGCGATATGAAAAACGCCATTACATCATCAGAAGAAAGAATCGCTAGAATGATCGATTCTACAATGGCTGAATTACGTGATCGAGACAATCAACGTCATGCGGAAATGAGTGAAATTCGATCGAGCATACAAGGTATATCTAGTGAATTACGTGAAACCACGCAATCTATTTACAGTGAATTACGTGAAGAGAAAAGATGGGTTATTGCAATGGCTATCACAACGATTTTAGGTGTAGCTGCAATGGTTATTACAGTACTTACTGCTAAATAAAAAAAACCGGGTGGATCAACCACCCGGTGAGGTTATTGACAAACCCAGCGGAAAAACCGCTGAGTTTTGTATAGGGATTGGAAGAAAATAGAGAAAACCGGACAGAAATCACGGAGAAAGGGCCCGCCTTCGGGCCCCTTGCTCCTCTTCCAGAGGAGCAAGGCATTTTCTTGATGTTTTGGCACACGACAGTAAGGAGGCATTGCTCCGTTACTCTGGCAAGCCCTCTCATCCGTGCGTAGTCCGTGCAGTTCCATCGTATCTGCGAAACTCCGCTTGATCATAATGGGAAGAAGGAATTTATAGAAAATGTAGTGAATACTGGCGATCCTGTACCAATTACTAATAAAAAGGCCGCTAATTGCGGCCGATAGATACAGGAGTTTTTTAGTCTCTTAGTGATCTCTTTTCTTGTGATCACGTTTTTTTCTGAGATCGATTTCTATATCAATGTCAATAATGTTGGTATTTTTGTTTTTGTTGTCATTGTCATCATCATCTCTTTTGAAAAAATCTTTTTTTCGATCTTTCCGATGATGATCTTTCCAATCAATATCCCAAAATTCCATGATTTCACCTCCTTTCATTTGAATTTACTAGATCTTTCTTCTAACGATGTAACCTTTTTAGTTCATCGTGTAAGGTATGCAATAGAAATTCTTGCCTTTCTAGCATTTCCAACAAGATACTCAAATCCACATGGACTTTGACACGTGTTAAATTATTATTTTCATTTTTAGACAGCGATCGAAAAGGAATTTCATCATAGAAAAGCACCGAAGTTAACCTCCTGTATCTTTTGATATATTCTATTCTGCTAATAGAATACTGTTTGGGTCTCTTAATTAGGGTAACAGTTGATTTTTTAATTGGTGAAAGAAGCAGTCGGAAGAGGCATTGATAAAGGGACTTTAAGTAGAAATGGGAAGGCGGATGAAAAAAATCATTCGCATGAAAAACGGTGAAAAAAGATAATTTGAGATACACATCCTATCAAAAAGAGTTTATGCCGGGCAGGTTTTCCCCGCCCGACTTCTTTATCTTAAGATCTGATCTTGGTCAAAGTCTATTCTAAATCATCAAACCTCTTCCACCAATACCCTTTTCGTTACCGTTTGATAATCTCCACCTTGTCTTGGTATTTGCCCAACGCCTCTTTTACCGACGCAAGCAACTTGTCAGGATATGCAGTATCAATTACCGGTTTTCCGTCCACGATAACGCGGTGCATTTGCGCCGGTTGTGCTTTCGGTTGCGATTGCACCGGTTGGGCCACTGCTTTCTTTTTCAGGCCAAACATTTTTGCGATCCCTGCGGCGATAGCGGCAGCCAATCCGCGCAGGAAAGCATCATCCCGCAGCAGTTTGTTTTCCCGTTCATTCGTGATGAACAGGTTTTCAAGCAGGATCGCGGGCATTTTCGTCTCTCTGACAACGGCGTAATTTGCGCGTTTCTTTCCACGATCACGAATGCCGTATTTGGCCATATAGGCGGCCACCGTCTCGTGTAATACGTTTTGGTTGGCCACTGACGCTTGGGAAGGACTTTCATAGACATAGGATTCGAAACCATTAGCAGAAGGGGAAGCAGCGTTGTTGTGCAAGCTAATGAAATAGTTGACTCCATTTCGGTTCGCATAGGCCGCCCGTTCACTGAGAGGGATAAACCGATCATCCCACCGGGTCAGCGTGACGGCTACACCTTCGAATTTGCCCAGTTCTTCATTGACCATCTTGGCCAGTTTCAGACAGACATCAGCTTCATGCAGACCAAAACCAATAGCGCCGGGATCTTTTCCTCCATGACCAGGATCGAGACAGATTTTAATCATTTTTTATCGCTCTCCTTTCCTCTCAGGATTTCAACAGCTTGTTGGATTTTCGGCGGGATCGGCAATCCCATGCGTCCCGCGTTTTCAATAATGGAAAGGGCCTCATTGGCGATGTAGAACATCACCGTACCATCCCGGAAAATGTGGCCGTCACCCAACATGGTGTCCACCTGATGGGCCACGGCCACGATCGCAAAAATTCCTACCTTCATGGCGATTCCCTGAAACCCAACACGGCTTGATAATTTCCCCTCTTTCCCTGCTGCCAAGAAACCGGTCAGGTAATCGAGGGCGACAAACAAAAGTAGAGTTTGCAACGCCGTTGACCATCCTCCCCATAAAAAAGAGGCGACTGCTCCGGCAGCGCCTACAAAGACTTTAAGATACATTTCACCACCCATTTAAACCACCTCTACTCATTCTTCGTTTTTCCTCTCCTCTTTTTCCATTTCTGCTTGCATGATGATTTGCTGTTCCTCCATCGCCAATCGATCGGCGATTTCCTGAAAAATCATACGGTTAATCCCTGCTCCCAATTGGTTTGTTTGGATCACCTCCCACAATTTTCGTCGAGTTTCTTTCATTGCCCACTCAATTGGCATTTTCTGATTTTGATCTGTCGACACGTTGGTCCACTCCTTCCCCAATAATCGGTTCTCTCATATCCCCCATTTCATTTTCCATGAACGACTGTCGTTGTTTGGCTTCCTCGATCAGTTGTTTTTCTCTTTCCTCCAACGCCTTAAATTCTTGTTCCGTCATTGTGTCACCACCGTTTTCCATGTTCCGTTTTGATAGATTTGAAGTACAGGCGGATTATTGTTCGGCAGAAAACGCAGTTTAAAACTGTCGCCTGAATATATGGCAAAGGTCCCGTCATCAGCCATATACACGTAGCTGTTTACATCGGCCTTCAAACGAATCGCCCGCCCGGGATAACTGTTCCCCGTGGCCTCAATAGAGGATACACCGTCATTTAAATACAAATTGTTAACAGCATAGTGAACAAGGTTTTGTTCCGGAACCAATCTATAAATCTGCTTATACGTATTGACTCCTGTTCGGTGGTAGATTTGAAAATATCCGCCTTGGCCTGCTTTGTCGCTGTCACCGATAAAAAGTTGAACGGAAGCGACATACGAATTTGGATCGGCGGGATCAAACAACCCCCTATGGATTCGGATTCCAGGCCCGTTTAAGATACTCCCTGTATTTTCTAAATAACGCCGATCAGCAAAAATTAATAAACTGATATATTCGTCGGCCTCTGTGGTCGGTGGCCCGTATATCAGCGTGCGCTTATCTGTCCAGTTAGCATAAAAATTCGATTTCCATGTGTCGTTACCGGTAACCGGATCTTGCACTGACCGTCCAAGCGCTACAAAATCGCGGTAAGTACTTACAATGATCCCTCGGTGACTGTAAATATTAGGAGGGTCATTGATTCCAGCAGTCCACGCCAAGGATAACGTACCCGTTAATATACGTTCAGGGTTGCTATCAAATTGGCCATGGTCATAGATATCTATATGGTATCCACCCACATCGATGGTTTTGTATCCATCAAAATAACTCCTGAAATACCCCTCTGTGAGGGTGATTTCTCTTGTCCCGTCAGTGCCGACTGATTGGATTTTTACTAGATCAGCGTTCAAGGTTCCGGCCACCAGTTCATCGGCGGTAAATCCATTTCCATCCCCGAACGTGCGCCACTCAAAATCAACGGTACCGTCCGGTTTCTTGATGGGCTTATTGGAGATCCGGAACCCACCGCCACGGATTTCGATGGCGCTGGTGGCCTCTTGCAGATCCGGAGCGTTCGCCACCAGTAGCCCCCGATCCGGGGAGTACGTCATGAATCCGGGTAAATTGTCCATTTCCCGGGCTTTGGTCTCCATTATGGTATCAAGCCAAGAAATCGGTGCGCCAACATCTATTTTCTTGTTTACATCCTGGCGGATTTCCCGGATCAAATCGGTGATTTCCGGCTTGAAGTTCCCTAAAGTTAATTCTGATTCTCGGTTATCACTGATCGACCGTCGGCGCTTGATCACCCGGGCTTCGACGGTGAGAGGGGGATTAAATGATTTGTCGATCACCCGGACAACATCCCCCAACTTCGCTTGGTAATGTGGATATCCGGCCAACCGGCCCAAATCGGCCAAGGTTGTTTCATATGTTACCCGTGGTTCTTTTAATCGTTGGAGTTCCTCCCATGTTTCTTGAAGTAGCGCCGCCGGGTCTTCCTGTTCCTCGTTTACATACACCCCAAACCGGTGTCGCTTTGTACCGTCCGGATTTGGGTATCCCCATCGTTCCAACGCTTCCGGATCGCCTATCCATTCTTGTCCTTCCGGTTTGTCGACCGGATCGGGTGGATACTTGCCCGTTGTGGACCAGACGACATCGGCAAAAGTTAACCGGCGGCCATAACCGCCGGTTTCCTCCACCTGTTCGCCTTTTCCCCGACCATATAGGGCCGTTTTGATGTGGTCGGTTTCTACCGTTCGTTTAATACTCTTTAGGTTTCGACCCACTTCGATTCGGATTCCGTTGTCTTCCCCACGTTGGACAAAAAGATCCACATACCGCCCCGTGATTTTTGTTCCTGACAAACTCACACGGAAACGGACTTCCATCCCCCATGTCTCCAAGATCTTTTGCAGGGCAGACATCCGGGACTCGTAATAAAAATTAGTGGATGCGTTGCCTGTTGCATCCACCGTCCCCACCTGCCATCGGGAACCCCCTTCGCTTTCCAAACATGCTTTGAGGGCCTCCAAGGCAGTGGTATCCTGCGGACGGCGATCGGTGATAATCTCATCATTTAACTCCCCGATCGCCTGTTCCTCGCATTCCGCATGTTTATATAACTTGCCGTCTTCATCCCGGATTTCTTCCAGATGACGGATTGTGAAAAGGCGGTGTGTTCCCGGTTCGTCCGGATCTTCAATCACGACTAGGTTTTCTTCTACTACGTATTTCGCGTCCGGATGATCCATCGGGACGGAAAAGGTTAATTCCGAAATCCCGTTCAGTTCTTCATAGAGTTCGTCATCATAGTACGGACATTTCTTCGAACCGTCATTTGCGAAGACGGCAAGCAATTCCTCATCTTGGCTGTATACCCGGATCATTTATAACCACCTCTCGGTCCATTCGACGTTTACGACTGCAACATTAGCTGGTGAAACAGCGATTCTGTTTTCCCCTATCTCCAACGGGAAGAAATCCGCCTCAATCGGGAAGGATTTCCGTTCATCGTCGCCGTTTACCTCAACTATGCCACTGTCGCAATCGATCACCAGGACATCACCGGGTGTGAAATCCTTTTCCACCTTCGCAAACTTCCCAGTCGTTAGGTTGGTGATTGTGATTTCATCCGTCGCCTGATCAAATGTGACGGTGATTTTCGGGAAGGTTTGGGCCGTTCCGCCATTGATCACCACCGGATCTTGCGATTGTGGAAAGATCGTCCATGTCATGGACAAAAGCCTTGGTGTTTTTGTCCGGTCATCGGTGGCCAGCCGCTGGCGGAAATAGATTGTTTTCCCGGTCAAGTTCGTTCCACGGATACCGGGCATTTCCGCCCCGTTGGCGCATTCGATCCATGTGGCCTTGTCGAAGCTATAATCCACCACCACATCATCCGCCGGATCGGCGGTGTACCATTCAATGGAGGAATCACCGGCCACTCCGATTTCCCCCACGTTTGTTCCTGCATCGATCCGCTCTCCGGATGCTGCGTATCCGGGTGTGACCGTAATCTTCAAATAGGAAACATAAGGGGAATAAGCCGTGTCACTTGTTGTCAGCGTGATCCGGATTTTCAATTTTGCTGTGGAAAGATCGGTTCCTGGTGGAATGTCTGGAATTGTGCCCCCAGTAGTGGCCGGTTTCCAACCCAGATAATTTTGACCGTCCGGGGCGAAATTGGTTTCCACCAGAATCGATCCAATCCCTTGCCCATCACCATCCGGGTCCGGAAGCGCTCCGGAATAAATTAAATTGGTTTCCTTGGCCACACCAGCCGGTGACAAATCAATCGGGTCTGACTCCCAGGTACCGGAGGAAAAATATACACTCCCTTGGGCCGGAATATTGATGGACACCGTTTCCAATGTCGGTTTTGTCCGTAATTCCAGTGATGACAGATCCGCCTTATACTGCAATCGTTTGTTTGTTAGGTCCATTCCCGGAGAAATTCCCGGAATCGCTCCTCCGTTTGTCGCCTGTTGCCAACCGTCCCATGTAATATTTCCGGCTCCGTCGTCTGTGCCAAGTCGAGTATACAGGGTAATGGTACGACCGGTACCGGTACCACTTGTTTGCCACGAGATCAAAGATGATGCGGGTCTAACTACCCCTGAAATGTCCATTACTTCAGATGTGTAGGTCCCCTGTACTCCTGGTGGTCCCAAATCATCCGCCTTATAGTAAACCTCGTGAATGTTAACAGTACCAGCGGTGGTTGTTCCAAAATAGAATAGGATTCGGTTTGTGGTATAAGACGTAAGGGGAACATGACTTTGTTGTTGAACCCCATTCAACCACCAACTTCCGGTCCTGTCCGCATGGATCACCATTCGTACCCATTGCGGATTGTTTAGCGGGATGTTTGGGTTTATCTGAAGCAAAGAAGCACCATCAGACAGGTAGATCGTGCAAGATCCATCCATCAAAATGTCTAATGTAAATCCTTTGAAGCCACCGGCGGAAAAACTGGGGACCACCCCTTGGCGGTCCAGCCCATCGGCCCCATCTGTCCCTGATGTAATCGTGATATATCCATTCGGTGAATCATCCACACCGTTTCCGATGGCCGTCCAATATGGCGCAACGCTCGCCATACTGTCCATGAAATCCCACTCGGGATAAACAAGCGTGACGCCGTTGTTTGCGGCGGGATCGGTATATTCCAACTTAATATCATCGACCCACACCGTATCCTGACCGCCGTCCGTTGCGCCATCCTTGTGGTACTCTAACCGGATCGTATGAGTCCCAGGTGATAGTGGATAAGTCCATTTGGTCCATTTCACACTGCCCGATGTCTCCAAAACGGCGTCGGTATCATTTGATCCGGTTTTTCCTTCTGTTCGAATCGCGAATTTGTCCACATAGATTCGAAAATGGTCAAAGTTGAGTTCACTGCTTACCTTATACCACAAAGAAAGGACGGCGTCCGTTACACCGGCGGGGACAGTAACATCAAAATCAACCCGGGAATATTTTTGCTGGCCGGGGGTGGATGTCATGGTACCTGCTTTGTAACTATATAACAAAGTACGTTGGGTGGGTTCACCATCCACCAGGGTACTACCTTGATACCGTGTCCATGCTGCTGTCGATCCGCTCGGCTGACGGAAGTTAAACACATAGCTGGTATCCTCAAAATCCTCATGAATCACTGTGGAAGCCTTCGTGTTGGCTCCATAGCTTCCCCGGTTCCAATCTGCTTGTGTGGTATGTGTTTTAGTGAAGGTGGTTCCTCCTGCTTGGGCCGCCCCTAATTCCAACGCTCCACCGTTAGTTGCAACCGCCCGGGTTTGGTTATGAGAACCTCCGGACCAATCCGCTTGAGTGTCTTTGATGTTTTGAACCGTTGTCCCGGCATCGGCCAGAATCAGATCACCATTATCTGCCCGAGTAGCAGTCAGCACCGCCCCGGATTCGTTCCAGTCGGCGTCGGTGGATTCGGTATCCGTAATTTCTCCACCGGCCACTTGTTGGCTCTTTGTCTCACCATAGACAACAGGGTCGGGAACAATAAAAGTAATCGTCGGATTACCCAAAGTGAGTTCCCTTTCCAAATCAATCCCGTTCATCACTCGGGCGTAATAGGTTTTGTCCGGTTCATCGGAAAAAACGAGCGGGCGGACATCCGGCGTGTTCAACCATGCAGCAATCGCGCGCGCTTTTTGTCGTAAATCCTCCGGTGTGTCCGCCTCAATGATGCATTCGATTTCCAAGGTTCCGGCCTCTAGTTTCTTCCCATAATCATAAACCCCCGGGCGTCCGGGGATGGACTCTGTATAGTTTTCAATCTCCGGCAGAATATAACGGGGGTCATTGCGGACGAATAGCCCGTATGTTTCGCTATTGATACCGTCAAAAGTAAAAGTCAGATCGCTCATTGAATCCCCCTCCCCCGTTGTGCTTTTTTCAGTCGTCGGGCGATTTCTTCCGAAATCATCCTTCCAAGTTCCCGCGTCGCAATCGTCGGTTCTCCGTTAATGGTCACTGGACCATAGAAGTTAACGGTAACCGGTGGCGCACCCGCCAACTGACTCGTAAATCCTCCCGCAATCGAACCGGTAACCATTCCTGTATCATCATCGATCTGATTTCGAAGTTGGGCCATTCCCATCTTGACGGCGTCGATCGCGGATTGGGCGTTCATCTTGGATGCGAATGTTGGAAAAAATGATTCACCCGACTTGTCCAAGTCACTCAACGGCCCTTCTTTCGCCGGTGAGAACGGCAGGAAATTCCGGATCGCCTGCATCCCGCTCTTAACGGCGCTGATCGCCTTGGAAATACCCGATTTAATCCCCCTCACCAGCGCATCCAGCAACCCCTTACCGGCTGACAAGAAGTTACCAGCGAAACCTTTAATGAAGCTCCAGGCGCTTCTTAAACCGCTGCTAATAACGCTTTTAACGCTGTTCCAAACACTGCTTGTAATGCTCTTGATCCCGTTCCAAACGCTGGTCACGGTGGACTTGATGCCGTTGACCGCGCTGGAAACAAAAGATTTAATCCCATTCCACACGCTACTGATCAGACTTTTGATTCCATTCCATACGCTGCTTGTCGTGGATTTAATGGCGTTCCAGACAGACGTTATGATGCTTTTCGCAGCGTTGAATACCGAACTGGCAGAGGATTTCAGCGCGTTCCAGACGGCCAACACCGCCGACTTGATCCCGTTCCACACTGATACGGAAACTGATTTAATGGCATTCCACACCGACGTGATAACCGATTTTGCCCCGTTGAATGCTGAACTTGCGGCCGATTTAATCCCATTCCAGATAGCCAGCAATCCGGATTTGATGGCATTCCATACGGCTATTGCCACCGACTTGATGCCATTCCACAGTGTGGATAAAAACTGTGTCAGCCAACCCCACACCGCAATGGCGGCCGCTTTGATGGCTTCCCAGGTTGCAAGTAAGAATACTTTCACCTGGTCCCAATACATGATTAGCAGGATGATCGCTCCGATGATCAGTGTGATTGCCAAACCGATCGGGTTGGTAAGCATAGCCATTCCGACCGTTCGGATTGCCGTAACTGCCATCTGGCCAAAGGTTAAGAAGAACCTTCTGGCTTGAAGAAGCCAGGTTCCAGCAATCCGACCGAATGTCATAATCCCGGTTCCTACTATCCGGAAAATATTCACCAACCCGGTCAATCCGGTTTTCAAGAGATTGAAAGCACCAACAGCACCGGTTTTCACCCATCCCCCAACCGTTTTGAGGATCGACCCCACTTGAAGCACGTTATTTTTCAGGATTGTAAAACCGGTGGCCGCTGTGCTGATAAGTCGAATCGTCCCGATCAATTGGAGTATGGACACGAGTACCACACCAACGGCCGGGTGAAGCTCCAACAGGTAATTGATCATGGACAGGAGACCAGACACGACATCCAGCACCACCGGACCCAATGGCGCCATTGCCTTGGTTAGGTTAATCAGCAATTCGCCGACTTGTCCCAAGACATCCATCAATTTCGGGCCGTTTTGCTGGACGTAGGAAACAAACTGCTTGAATCCTTGGGAGTTCGCTAAACCGGCCGACCATTCGGCGAAACGTTGGGTCAATCTCACCAGACCGCCCTGCATATCATCCGCTAAGGGCGTGAATGCCATGATAATGTTGATTACGCCCCTTAACACGTTGATAAACGCGTCTCCGAATGCCCGGATGGATGGCCCGGCGTTTGCATTAAGCCACTGGAAAAACCGCTGAAACTCTGCCCCCTTCATGGTCTGATTTAACTTGTTGAAGACATCGGCGATGGCCTGGATGGATGATTGAAACATTGGTTTTAATGTAGTCAAAACACCTTGCAGCGATCTAAGCCCATTTATAAAAACATCCAATACAGGATCTTGCAAAGACTTCACGAACCCATCCCAGAAGGATTTAAAACTCTGGAGCGCCTTTAAAGCCTCCCGCTGTTTTCCTGTCAAACCGCTATATACTTGTTCCAGTTCTTTTAGGGCTTGCGCCCGTTCTTTCGCGGTATCGGCATCGGCCAGTTTTTCGTTTACTTTCTGGATTTGCTCTTCCGCTTCAAAAATCTTGGTCAATGAGGGGATAGCGATAGCACCAAAGGCCGCCGCCCCCGCTCCAGCGGCGGCGAAGGCGGGAGCCAAACCACCAGCAACGGCCACCACGGAAGCCAAAGCAGGGACCACCGCTGGCCCCACTGCCATCAGGGCCGGGATCGCGCCGGAAGTATCAATGTCGATGACGATTTCTTCGCGTTCCGGTAGCGAACGCAATTCATCTTTGATCTGTTCGATCTTCTCTTTTGCCATGCGGACATTAACATCAAAGTCCGGCGTATCATGGACCAAATGTTTAATTTCCTTGATATCCTTCTCGACTTGGTCCAAGATTCTAGTCGCATCGTCCACGGCTTCCACAATGATTTCGATGGTGTTTTTGGCCATTTATTCACCTCCTCCGCCGCCGCTGTCCTTTTCTCATTTCCCGCTTGGCTCGTTCCTGTTCCTCAATCCATTTTTTGATCAGAACATATTTTTGAAGTGGAGTTAAATCCGCAATATCCGCAGGGGACAAGTGAAATTCCTTCACTAGAATATAGAAAACATCGGCTTCATTCGTTTTCGCGAAAAGAATCAATCTCCTGTGGTTCGGAAATACCGGAGATTTTCATCACCTGCGCTCCCACTTTTTGAACCCACTCAGGTGGCCATTTCTGATCGATCATTTCTTCCGTCCAAACATCGTCAACGGTACCTAACGCCGCCGCTTTCAGCCAGGCCGCATATCTTCCCTTCACGATTTCTCCCACATCAAAAGAGACATTTTCCCGGGCCACCTTCTTGCCGATCCCCTTCATATCCACTTTCAACGCCGACGAAATCAGCGATTGAACAGCAGCCACTTCCGAATGGCGCAGGGGACGGATATCCACCTCATAGGTTTGCCCGTTGTGTTCCAGTTCGACCGTTTCGGTGTATTTGATCCCGTCCAGCAATTCGGGTTTCAACTTTTGAGCCACGTTATACCCCTCCTTAATATGATGGCTTGTCGTTGGTTACGGAAATTTGAATCGGTCCCGTGCCGTCAGCGGCCACCAATCCCCGAACGGTTCCCGTATGCTCGATCCGTTCCCGTCCGCCCACAGGTTGTTCCATGGATGTGTAGATTCCACGGGGGATTACAATGTCAATGTTTGGACCAACATTGATTGTCAACGGAAATTCCAGCAGATCGCCGCTTGTCGGGCCGTTAGGTGTACCCCAAAATTTTTCCAAGTGACGTGTGGAATCAAATGCAAGGTTCATCTCCAATTCAACCGATAACGCCCCACGGTAAGCCCTGCGCGGGAAACGGCTTCCGACAGTTCGCCCGGCCTCGTTGTCGGCTCCGGTCTCGATCGTCAGGGTAAAGGATTCCAGGATTGCTGACTCATCCACACCGTCAATCGTGGCGGTCACTTCATGGAATGCATACACTTCCCCCTCGGTAAACTCAACAGGGCTTGCAAGTGTCCCCTTTTCGTCTTTTCCGCCCACCATTTCAACCGTCCCGACGAGTAACGCATCCTCCAGCTCCAATTCCAGTGAGCTAACCACCATACCCGGGAAAACATGCTCGAAAATATCCTTACCCACCCGGGCGGTAAACGACGGCATTAGGGACGACTGATTAGGGGAGAAGGTATGAGTATACGACGGATCGGCCCCCGTGGTGGTTACCTCTCCAAGCGTCCATTTGAAAAACCACGGGAAAACCTTCAAATCTACCGGCGCGGTAATAGACCCCTCCGAAAAATAAGCCCCTGGTTTGGCAATGCGGTCTAATCCGGAAATACCTTCGTAAATAATCGCCTGATCCCCGGACGGGTCAACTTCCGCCGATTCCGGGTCGATATATTCAACAGCCGGAACAGCCGTCCCGAATGTGGTTTCTTCCCCAATAGCGAAATAACGGTAAACTGCCATCACTTCAACCTCCTTTTATTCGCGTCTCATCGTCCGGAAAACAAATTCGACATATGCCCAGAAAATCGAATTGTTCGCCGCTGCTTGATAAGACGGATCAATCCTTTGGGCCAGCACATCCCCCACGACTCCGCCCAATGTCCTGTCGGCAGAAATCAAATCATACACCCGGGCCGCCAAGTCCTCCGCCTCGTCTTTCCCCGTTTGGGCGTCTTTGATGTTCTTCACCATTGCAACAAACCCAAAGGTGAAATCATGTTGTGCCGTGTGGCCACCTCGATGGACAGGCGTATGGGGGACCGGAATCACCCACACCGTGGATGATTTGATTTGCCCCAGTTCGATTCGATCGCCGTAAAACACGGATTCCACGTCTTCCAGAGCGCCGCCGGGTGTTCGCGCGTCGTTCAGTTTCTGGATAATCGCGTCTTTGATTTCCCGGCGCATTTGAGCTAGGGTTTTCCGCTCAATTCTCATATCAACCCCACCTCAGCAAGCGCAATCTCCACAAATTCCGCTTTCCTCTGATCCGTTTGTTGGATAGATTTTTCGATATAGCGCCGACCAGGGAACCCTTTCACAGACATCGCAAATACCTGTTTCCCGTTGATCTGAAAGGATAACGGTGCATGTGGGAGCTTAACAGACTTGGCGAACACCGTTTTTCCGTCCACCTCAAACCGGAGGACACTGGCGCGCTTTGGTCGGATCGTCGGCCCTGGTTTGTTGGAACGAATCGGCCTTTTCTGTGGCCCATAAATTCCCGTTCCAACGTTAACGGCCTCGGCATATTCAACGTTTGTGTAAATCATAAAAGTGAGACGGCCCACTTTCTCCATGTTCCAGGAGCCAGCGAGCCGCCCATGATCCACTGGACTGTTTTCGATGATATTTCCCCACAAATCTGCGGCGGTTAATTCCCCGGCACGTTCCACCGCCTTGGCCCCGGCTTTGGCCAAGTCATCCCAACCGGCGCTGACACGCATTCGCATAAGCTGCACCCCTCAAACTATCGCGTTCGGGTCCACCCACTCTTCGGTGGAATGGAATAGGGTAATTTTCCTGCGAAGATAAGGGCGAAGTTCGCGGTCCAGCTCCCGCGAAATTTCGGATGCGTTCAACATTTGGACCACAAAATCCCCGACCTGTACGATGGGAGTGGCCCGGCTGTGGACGGCGTACAAAACCATTTTCGCCGCTGTCCGGACGGCCACAGCCTCCACCCCCTTGTATCGGGTTGGTTCCGCTTCTGGATCGACGGGGCCTTTGATCCGCGCGTCAATCTCGGCGGTGATATCATCCAACCATGTGGAAAGCAGGGCATCCAACGCCTCCGTATCATCCACCCCTAGATCCGACGGCTTCACCCCCGTAAGATCCCGGACCCGTTGCGCCGTTCCGTAGGCCATTCTTTACACCTACTTCCCGTGTTTCTTACTCTTGGCTTTCTTGGATTCGTCTTTTTCCTCTTTCTCCTCACCTTCTACCGGTTCCAACCACCGGGGAGCGCGGAAGACCAATTCATCCTTTGGATGCCCGATTTCTACCTCTACTACTTCCCCGGGGTGAAATACATAGCCGTTTCGCTCGACAATCACGTCACGGCTGATGTTTTTAAATTTCGCCTTACGCGGATACTTCGGCATCACCTATCACCCCTTTATTA